AAATCGTTTGTTTGATTCTGCTAAGCAGAAACTTGCTTCTGACATCAACATGGCGATTACAAATGTGGCGTCTAACCAAGGTACTTTGGTCGTAGCTCAATCCACTGCTGCTACTGGTTATGATGACGTTGCCCTAGCCGAAGCTCTTATGAATGAGCAAGGTGTTGATCCTGATTCTCGCTACATGGGTGTTTCAACTCGTGATTATAACGGAATGGCAAGCAACTTAGGTAACCGTAACACTGTACAAGGTGTTGTTCAAACTGCGTATGAGCGAAGCTTCATTGCCCGTATAGCCAGCTTTGACATGTTCAAAATGGATTACGCTAACCGTTTAGCTGCCTCTACTGCAACAGGTGTTACTATCAACGGTGCTGGACAATACTACACCCCACAAGCTACTTCAACAGCCTCATCAGGCGAGCGAGCTAACGTTGATAACAGATACCAAAACCTTGCAGTTACCGTTACTAGCGGCACAATCGCTGTTGGCGACTGTATCACAATCACTGGTGTTAACGCAGTTCATCACATCACTAAAGAAGACACAGGTCAACTTAAAACTTTCCGTGTTACTGGTATCATCTCTGGCGGCGGCGGCACTGGCGTCATCCAAATCAGCGCCCCTATTATCTCCGGTGGCGGTGGTACTGACGCAGAACTGCAATACCAGAACGTGTCTGCTACACCTGCGGATGGGGCGGCTATCTCGTTCTTAAACACTACTGCTGCTTATGTTAACCCATTCTGGCACAGAGACGCGCTTGAGATATTGCCTGGCCGTTACGCTGTTCCTACTGACGCTGGCGCTGATGTTATGCGTGCCACGACTGACCAAGGTATCGAGCTTGTCATGTCGAAGCAATTCGATATCGCAACATACAAAACTAAATACCGTGTTGATACTCTGTTTGGTGTTGTAAATAAGCAACCAGAGATGACTGGGATTATGTTGTTCGGTCAGGTTTAACCTTCCTTTAAATTTTGGCGGTGCAATGCCGCCATTTTTCAACTGCTTACAGAACATTGTTTATATTTTTAAAGCTTAGAGGGTGATTATTATGAAAGGACATGGTACGAGCAGACCGCTCCCACAAAACAAAAAACCGAACAAAACGAGCAAAAAATGACAGATACGACTATGCTTTACAAGTACGGTGGTTCGGAAAAGATTCACGGGGATTATTACAGTTATATTATAGTGAACTCCGGTAAAATTGACGAGTACTTGGAACAGGGTTGGTCAAGAACTACAGCAGAGGCCAAAGACCTTAGTGCAGAGCCCAAAAAAGAAGAAAGTTCAGAGGGGATTCACGAAGACACCCCACTTTCAGAACTTAGGGCTATGGCCGAGGGGCTTGGGCTTAAATCTGCTAGTAAGAAAGGCCGTAAATATTTAATAGACTACTTGAACAGGGCTTAGTCATGTCATACACGAAGCGGCAGTATATCATACAGGCATTCGAAGAAATAGGGTATGCGGATTACCAATATGATTTACAGCCTGAACAATTACAATCTGCGCTTCGAAGACTAGACGCCATGATTGCCACTTGGAATGGTCGTAACATAAACATCGGTTACCCATTACCTACATCACCACAGAATAGTGATTTAGACGAAGAATCGGATGTGCCAGATTGGGCATCAGAGGCTATCTATCTTAATTTAGCTATTCGTATAGCTCCCACAGTAGGTAAGACGGTTTCGCAAGAAACTAGGATGTCTGCAAGAAATGCTTATAATCAGATGGTTCAAAACGTAGTGCTAAAAGAAGAAATGAAATTTCCAAGGACTTTAGGTAGAGGTGCTGGCAATAAACCTTGGAGGTATGACGAGCCGTTTATAAACGATCAGTATGATGGCATCGTGACACCACCTAAAAACGAGGTGGACTTTAATGGGTAACTACACTTACAAAAGAGGTGGACTTTAATGGCTAGGCGATTAACAAGAACAGACTCCATTGATAATGGTGACCTGTTCGTAATTTACAAAACTACGTCCGGTGACTACAGGGGTGCATCTACAGCCGATACGTTAGAGTTCATTCAAAATGGATTGACTTTCCCAAACTCCGATGCGTTCATTACCCAATATTCCGCGCCTAGTTCTACTGGGTTTGATATCTCTATAACTGCGGGGTCTTCTAATGTCCATCTTATACTTACCCCAACGGCGGGGTTTGCTACTGGGGCTATTACACTACCTCCTGCTACAAGTGCCATTGACAAGCAAGAGGTATTAGTAAACTGCACTCAACAGGTGTCTTCACTCACTGTTAATGCTAATGGTGCTACCTCTGTAACAGGTGAACCGTCCTCGTTAGCGGCGGATGATTTTTTTAGGTTGAAATACGACTTACCAACTTCTACATGGTATAGAGTAGGCTAAATGCAAATACCCATTATAAACGGAATCTACACGGATTCTGACAGTGATTTTAGGACTTCTTACCCCATTAATATGGTTCCGGTTCCTAAAAATCAAGGGATAAGTCAAGGTTATTTACGCCCGGCTGAGGGCATTGTTGAGTTGGCGCAAGGAACAGGTGTTGATAGAGGCGCGGTACTTTGGGATGATGTTTGCTATAGAGTTTCGGGGGATAGGTTAATATCGGTATCGGATAATGGTGTCGTAACTGATTACGGGAGCATATCAAATAATCACAAGCAGGTTACTCTAGATTACTCATTCGACAATTTGGGTATAACATCGGATGGTAGATTTTATCTTTTTGATAAAACAAATATACAGGAAGTCACAGACCCAGACTTAGGTGTTGTACTCGATCATATTTGGGTTGATGGTTATTTTCTATTAACCGATGGTGAATTTTTAATTGTAACCGAATTAAATGACCCCACTCAGATAAACCCATTAAAGTATGGTAGTTCAGAAGCAGACCCCGACCCAGTTAAGGCGATATTAAAATTAAGAAACGAACCTTACGTGCTTAACAGATACACTATAGAAGTATTTAGCAATGTTGGTGGTACAGGTTTCCCATTTCAGCGGATAGATGGTGCTCAAGTCCAGAAAGGTGTTGTAGGAACCCATGCCTGTGCAATTCTAGGTGAGCAGGTAGCCTTTGTCGGGGGAGGTCGAGAAGAATCACTTGCTGTTTGGGCGGCATTCTCGGGATCCAGTACCAAAATAAGCTCGCGTGAAGTAGATCAATTGCTCCAAAATTATACAGAAAATGAATTAAGCTCTATCTTATTAGAGAGTAGAATGGACGCGGGGCATGAGTTTTTATACTTGCATTTACCAGACCAAACTTTGGTTTATGACTTAGCAGCTAGCAGAGAATTACAAACCCCAGTATGGTTTATACTATCATCTGGTATAACGAAAAGCAAGTATTTAGCAAGGAATTTTATTTGGAAAAGCAAAAGATGGATTGTAGGTAATCCTGATTCAAACCAAATAGGTTATTTAACAGATAGTTTAGGTGAGCATTGGGGCAACGAAATCGGTTGGGAGTTCGGGACAACCTTACTCTACAATGAGGGCAGTGGTGCAATATTCCACGAACTGGAATTGGTTGGTCTGACTGGAAGGACTGGATTCGGTGAGAACGCAACGATTTACACCCAGTACACGTTGGATGGTGTTTATTACAGCCAGAAAAAATATATAAACGCTGGTAAATTTGGTGAGAGAGGTAAACGGTTAGTGTGGTTAAGTCAAGGTGATATGCGCAGCTGGCGAAGTCAAAAGTTCGGGGGTACGAGCCGAGCTAGAATTTCATTTGCTAGATTACAAGCTAGAATAGAACCCTTGGCGGTTTAATGACTGACCCAAAACCACTTACACGAAAAGAGCTAGCGGAGTTCCTACCTAATCAGAGGGCGATAAGGGCTTTTGAAGAATTATTCGAAGTTGTACCATCTGATTTAGAGACTCTACTAGCACAGATTGATGACGTAGACAATACTTCTGAAAGTGCTTTAAGCTCAGCTGCATCAGCTTTTTCTTTCGCCAAGTCCCTAGACCTAAGACCTAAGGGGCTGGTATTTGTAAGTAAGCTTGCGGATTTACCAAAACCTCAGGCCGGAGTTATTAATTTACTCGCCCGCTATACTTACTACTTTACAGGTACGGTTGACTTAGAAGGCAATAGATTAGTCTGCGGACAAGATACAACGATTTTAGGTTCAAGCTCGGAGAACTGTAGGATATTATCTACGGGCTTAGGTCTGGGGACTGCGCTAATAACGAGCGAATATACTCTCCCAATGAGGCATATTACCTTAGAGGCAGAGACTATTCTAGATTTAGACGCTACGGGCAACCCATCCCAAGCATTAGATTGGTATGGCGTCAACTTTGCCAACTCCTCTGACATAGGTAAGGTGGAGAATTACAGTAACTTCGTCGTGGCGTCAATGGCATTTTTAGGTGCTTCGGGGTTGGTTTTCGATGGTACGATTGGCACAATAGCTTTTTCAAATTGTCTTTTTGTTGCTGATGGAGTTGGAACCGTAATAGAAATACCAAGCACTTTAACAATAGAGCGCAGATTTAGAATAATATACAGTTCATTTGTTGTTAATGGAACGTCTACTGGGATAGATTTTAACGCTTCTGCTACAGTTCCGGTTGAAGGGTACATATTAGACACGTGTAACTTTTCGGGAGTTTCAACTTATACCACAGGGGTTACTTTTTCAGATAATAAAGCCCGTTGGATTGAAAACCGAGGTGTAAGTAATAGCGCTGCGCTTACAAGTTATTATATGCAGGGCAACGCCACTACAACCGTTATAACTATGGCTGGTGTTCCCATCAAGGTGGCAGGCACTACTACAGAGGGTAGTATATCACAAAGATTTATAGTGACAACAACCAACAGGGCGACTTACGATGGTGAGATTGATAGGAACTTTAAAGTAGCTGCCACTTTAAGCCTGAGCAGTGGTAATAATAATAAAATAGGTATTTACATCGCTAAAAATGGTACTGTCATCAACGAGTCTGAAACATACGTAACAACTAACTCTGCTGGTAGGCTTGAAAACGGGGTTGTACAAGTTCTTACCAATCTGGAAGATAGTGACTACATAGAAATTTTTGTCGAGAATGATACATCAGCAACTAATATTTTAGTTGAAGACTTGAATGTTATTATAGAGGCTATTAGCTAGTATGTCAACTTCAAGAATAACTTTATTTAACAGTAGATACTTGTCGACGGTAGACACGATTCAATATACCAGCCCAACAGTGTCCGGTAGTTCTGCTAGAACTGTTATTGATGCGTGTGTTGTAACCAATGTAGATACAACTGCTGCGGATTTTACAATTAGACTGGTTAATAATGGCGATACAGAGTCCCCTTCAAATACACTTATTTTAGAGAGAAGATTAGAGGCGGGGGAGTCAGATAATTGTTTGGAGTTAGTCGGCCAAGTTTTATTGGAGGGTCAATACTTATCAACTATAGCTTCGTCCTCCGCATCTTTAACTGCCCGTTGTAGTGGTAGGTATATTGAAATATGAGCGATTTATCTATTAGAGAAAAGATTGATTTTTTAGAAAGTGATTTACTACTTATGGAGCAGGAGGAGTGTCCAGTTATGCACTACTTTGCCCCTAATTTATATATTAGAGAAGTGCATTTAAAGAAGGGTACTTTTGCGGTGGGGCATTACCAGAAGTTCCCTCAATTAAATATAATGCTTAAAGGCAAGGTGGCTGTTACAGATAGTGAAGGCAAATTAGTAATGCTTGAGGCACCTCTAATGTACGTAGGGGAAGCGGGGCGTAAATTCGGCTACGTAGTAGAAGATACTGTCTGGCAAAACATTTATGTAACTAATGAAACTGATATAGAGACATTGGAAAACACCTACATAGAAAAAAGTGAAGCATTTAAAAAGTCTGAAGATCTCATTGGTTCTGGTGGGGATGCTAAATCGACGGAATGCCATAAGTTTTTATTAGGTGGGGAGAATATCACACCAAAAAATGACCAATGTCAGTCAATTATTAAACAAGAATCAGGAGGTGGCTCGTGGCATTCGTAGCAGCAGCAGTAGTGGGCTCTCAAGTAGTAGGTGGTTACTTGAATCGTAAATCCGCGGGTAAGGCTTCCGATGCTCAGGCACAAGCAGCCGATGCGGGTATTGAAGAACAAAGACGTCAATTTGATGCTATCCAAGAATTATTAGCCCCATACGTTGAAAGTGGAGTTAGTAGTCTAGGAGCGCAACAAGATTTGATAGGGCTTGGTGGTTCAGTTGCACAACAAGATGCTATTAACCAATTACAAGAATCCCCCCAGTATCAAGCATTACTAAGGTCTGGGGAAGAAGCAATATTACAAAATGCTTCCGCAACAGGTGGTTTAAGAGGTGGAAATGTACAAAGTGCTTTAGCTCAGTACCGACCTGAATTACTTGGTCAGTTGATAGAATCTCAGTTTAGTAAACTTGGGCAATTAACTAACATAGGTCAAGCTTCGGCTACTGGTCAAGCTTCTGCTGGTCAAGCTTCTGCCAATAATATATCAAATTTACTTGCAGAGAGGGGTAAAGCTGTAGCGGGGGGTGAGATAGCTCAAGCTGAGATACTCTCAGACACCATAGGTTCGATTGGTGGCGGTCTACTAGGGAGGAGATTTTAAAATGGGTCAACCCTACGATTACAGCATTCGCAGTCCTATGCAGGCTTTCAAAGATAGTTTTAATACTGTTAGTTCTATTATGGAAAGTCGGGAAAAGAAGGATGCAGCTGAGCAGGCAGCGTTACAGCAACAGCAAATGCAGGATGATTTTTACGCTGTCTCACAAAATCCTACTACAGATTCATTGGGCAAGCTGGTACTTAAGTACCCGCAGCTAGCAGATCCTATTACTAAAGCGCATGGCTTACTGGGGGAAAGTGAGAAGCAAGCAAAAATAAATCAAGCCTCTCAATTTTACGCTGCCATAGAATCCGGTAATCCTGAGTTGGGAATTAGTCTACTGGAAGAACAAGCGGCAGCTTACGAAAACTCGGGTAGAGAAAAAGAAGCGAAAGCTTTAAAAGATTTAATTAAGCTTACTGAACTTTCTCCCGAAACGGCTAAAACATCGGCTGGTCTTTTCCTATCGTCCTCTATGGGGTCAGATAAATTTATAGATACTTTCTCGAAGTTAAGTAAAGAAAGGATCGAAAGACAATCCGCTGGAGCGGAATTAACGGAAAAGTCTTCCAAGGCTCGTACAGCAGCTATAAAAGCCGATTATGCAGAAGCTAGAGAGATTGCAGATTTAGAAAGTCAAGGTTGGAATATATTAAAAATTCAAGAAGACATAGATATAGCACGTGAGAATAATAAAATCGCGGCTATGAAAATTCGCCAAGGTAAAGTAAACGACCCTCTGAAAAGAGAAGAATTAGAACTAAAGATAGATGCAGCCAAAAGAAAGCGAGACAAAGAGATTCAGGAGAAGGTTGCTACAGCTAAGGATGCGTTCTCACAGACAGACAATATGTTGAGTACTATCAATACTTTACGTCAGTTTGACGCCAGTACTAAAGAGGCTGCACTTGGTCCGAAAAGTCAATATTTACCTACTTTACGTGGTGACACTGCTGACTTTGAGACGCTTATTGAGACTTTAAAAGCACAGGCATTCACATTCCAGATACCCTTAATTGCAGGTAAAGGGTTGGGTGCGTTATCCGATGCGGAGGGTGCTAAATTAGAAAAAGCTTTTGCTTCTTTTAACCCAAAACAAACACCGGAAAGGTTCGAGGCTAATCTTAATGTTGCGGTTAAAATACTGGAAAAAGCTAGGAAAAATTTAGGTACTAAATTCGGTATCGATCAGCCCCCAGTTGATCTAAATGATTCGGAAACTAAGCCAGAAGAATTTGATAAATATAAAGAACTTTACCTAAAATCAACGCCCGAGTCTTCGGATTACGATGAGATTTTACAAAAATATGGTGTTGCCCGATAATGGCTACTTTAGATGAACTAAAGATAATGCTTGTTAACGCCGATAAGGCTGGCGATAGCTTCAACGCAGCTAAAATAGCAGCTGCCATTAAGCAAGAACAGGCTAGGATGTCAGACCCATTAAGCGTTGATGCGTTGGAAAATATCCAAGGTGTTGGCAGAGGCGATGCACCGCCCCAAGTCCCTCAGACCCAAGCCCCAAGTCCTTCTAGAATACAACAGCCCCTCCAAGGAACCGCGGAGGCTTTAGGTACTTTAGCTACGGGCGCCACTACAGGAGCAGCGGGATTTGTTGGCGGGGCTATAGAAGGTTTAGTTGCTGAAATAGTTAAGGGTGAGCTCGGTACGCAGTCTGCCGCAGATAGGGTAGCAAAAAATGCTTTGGAACGCTCCGAGCAATTGACCTATACCCCTAAATCTGAGTCTGGGAAGGAAATAGTTGGACAAGTTGGTGAGGTCTTAGCACCTTTAGCTGCACTCCCGCCCGTTATGGGAGCCTCTGCCTCTACAATTGCTTCTGCCACTCCTGCTAGGGCTGCGCTCCCTAGGCGTGCTCAAGAGGTAGACCCAAGACCTAAGACCCAAGCACCAAGGCCAGAGACTACACCACAGGATGACCGAGCACTTAGGGCTGAGGCCGCAGCAACTGAATTACCTGTTCCAATACAATATACCCAAGGTCAAAGGTCTGGGGACTTTGAGCAGCAAAGATTTGAAAAGGAAACAGCTAAGCTTGATGATATCGGTGCTCCTTTGCGGGAAAGGTTCGATAAAAATAATGCTCAGTTGGCGCAAAACCTTGATGCGTTTATAGATCAAACTGGCGCCAAAGCAACAAAGAAGTCTGACATAGGTAGTATAGTGGGTTCGGCGCTATCAGAGAGAGCCAAAAAAGATTCTGACAGAATAAATACTCTTTATAAACAAGCAGAAAAAGCCGGAGAGTTAGAGGCTCCTATAACTGTTACTAACCTAGCTAGATATTTGGAGGAGTCTGCGCCAGATGCGGAAGTTGCTAATGTGTTAAAGGCAGTTAGAGGTAAGGCCATTAATCTTGGAATTGTTGGCGAGCAAGATGGTCGTTTATTTGCAAGACCTGCTACATTGGCGAATATAGAGAATTTGAGAAAAGGCATAAACCAATCAACTAATAATGACCCCGTCAATATTCGGCAGGCAGCTATACTAAAAGAAATTTTAGATAGAGGCACAGAGGGTCTTGGCGGGGATTTATATAAAAAAGCGCGTGCAGCTAGAAGGAAGTACTCAGAAGATTATAAAAATGTTGGCTTGGTCAAAAATATTTTAGGTAAGAAAACGGGAACTGATGATAGGTCGATAGCTTTAGAGGACGTAGTTAATAAAAGCGTTTTCTCACCGTCTTACTCGGCGGAATCTTTGAAGCACCTACGCAAACTCTTACAGACCTCAGGGGATTCAGGTAAAGAAGCTTGGAAGGAGTTACAAGGAGAAGTTTTAAGAGAAATTAAGAATTCTGCATTGAGAAGTGTCCAACGTGATTCGCAGGGTAATGAAGTTTTCAACCCCGCCGGATTAGACAAAATAATAAAAAAGCTCGATAGCTCAGGAAAATCACAAATACTTTTTGGGGATAAAGGCGCAAGTAAATTAAGGTTACTAAATGAAGTAGCGAAAGATGTCCTAACTGCACCACCTAATGCTGTCAATGCTAGCAACACCGCCAGTGCGTTGGCTTCTATAGGTGATTTAGTTATGTCTGCCGCTTCTGGTATTCCGGCACCTTTTGCAACAGGTGTTAAGTCACTTAGTAGGTCAATCCGAAATAAGAAACTTAAAGCTAAAGTAAAACAAGCATTAGGAGAGAAATAAAATGAGCTTTTTTAAGGTTAAAGTACCTTTTCCAGTAATACCCGATATTGATGGTAATCCGTTAGAAGATGGGTACGTCTATATTGGAAATTCGGGATTAAACCCCGAAACAACTCCCGTAGCTGTTTATTGGGATGAGGCTTTGACTATTCCCGCAGCTCAACCAATTAGGACTATTGGTGGTTACCTTTCCCAGAACGGGGCTGTTGGTAAAATATTTATCTCTCAAAATTCTTATTCTATCACGGTGCGCAATAAGAATGGCACACTAGTGTGGACTGACCTCAATGCTAATTCAGAAGGTGCTGAATCTTCAATAACTCAAATAGATTCTGTTATTGGATTTGAGAATTTAATCGGGTCTACGGATATAAACCAATTGCAGCTTGGTGCTTGGGTTGCAGGCTCTAATACTGGTGGTGGTGCATTTAAATGGGATGCTACTCTTGCCCGTTCTAACCATAATGGCGGCACGATATTCAGTCCTACAGTAGTATATACTGGCGCGACGATTGCGGACATATTAAATGGTGTTGGTGAGACAGACCCAGCAGCTTTAGGTGTTTGGGTTCGAATAGACCCTAGAGTATCGATACTACACTTTGGTGCTACGGCAGATGGTTCTACCGATGATACAGCACCATTACAAGCACTCGACGCTTTTGGTGGGGGCGTTATAGAAGGCGGTACCATTCGAGTACAAAGCTCAATAACTCTAACAGGTGATTATAGTTTTATGTCGGGAGGGATTATAGCTCCTGATAGTGCGTATAGAATTACTTGGGGCGGGGCGATTGTAGCAGGGGATTACAAAATATTTGACGGTGATTTCCTCGTTTCTAAAGTGCATAAAGTTGATGAAGTGAGGATAACTTGGTTTGGTGCTGTTTCCGCTGACGTAGACACTGATTCGGGGGATACCGCCCTAGCAAACTCGAACGCCAGAGCAATTCGCGAAGCAATATCCATGTGCTCGTTAGGTGTGCCGATAGGAATTTATCTTACTCCCACGCTTAAGATCCCAACTGGCGTATTTATTGTCGATGACGATGACAATGACGGTGTTATCATAGACTGCCCATCTTACGCCACTATTAAGGGGGAAGGTTATTCGTCCGTTATTCGAGTTGTTGATGGAGCCAAGGAATTCGCTATTATTTCGGTGACCGAAGACGGTGCTAATAACTTTATCATTGACGACCTAATGTTGGACGGCGAATACTCTCAGCAGTCGGCAATACAACACGGCATTAGTGTGAACCCCGCGTCTATACCATGCATATACAGTCGTATTGGTACAGGAATATATATAAAAGAGATGAATGGTTATGGAATTTTTGTTACTGGATCCGGCATGGATAATTGCACAATTGAGGCTGGGTTGGTTCGCGACTGTGTAAGAAATAATCTTTATGTTACGGCTTGTTATGGCTTAATTGTTCAGAATGGAATCTATAGGACAGCAAAAAGTGGTTATTCTGGAATTCTTTTTGATGGTGCTGGGTGTGTAGGAGGTCTTATAAGAGGTAATATAATAGATGAAAATAACGTGCATGGGCTTCACGTATCCAATGTATCAGGTAGATTTGATATAGAGAATAACCGTTGTAATGCTAATTTTGGGGGGGCTGGTATTTATGTAGATAGAGTTGATAACTCCCAACTAACTGATAATATTTGCGAGCAAAATAACTTGGATGGGATATTTGCGGATTTATGTAGTGGATTGCAGCTGGTCAACAATCAAACGCGGTCTAACCTAAGGTATGGTCTATTCGTCGGGGGAACTTCGAACAGTCTGATCAGCGACAACGTCGTATGGGGGAATGGGTTAAGCGCTGATGATACTTACGCAGGTATCTGGTTAGGCTCAAATTCTGATGATAACATGGTTTCCAATAATGTAGTTAGGCATGGTGGAGGCGCCACCCAACAGAAATATGGGATAGAAATAAATGATTCTGCCTCACAATTCAATGTGGTAGTACATAATGACTTAAAAAATAGCGGGCGTACCGCGTCAATATTTAACAACGGAGGCGCTACAGTAACTTCACTAACTGGAAATAGGACTTAAAAAATGGATCAGATGGCGGTTAACTGGCTGCTGGGGATTTTTGCGGCAGTCATAGGCTTTATGTTAAAGGTAAACTATCAAGCGGTCAAAGAATTGCAAGCTCAGGATATAAAGCTTACAGACCGCTTGAAAGATATCGAAGTGTTGGTTGCAGGGAACTACGTCCCGCGGCCTGATTTTAACCGAGGTATAGCAGGTCTGTTTAAGAAATTAGATAGAATCGAAGAAAAGCTAGACCAGAAACAAGACAAGCCGAGGTAGTAAAATGTGGGCTAGTATACTCCTAGGGTTAAAGGAAATAGGCAGCCTTTGGCTAAAGACAAAAAGGGCTAAGGCCGTAGCTGAAATAAAATTCAGGCAGCAACTTGCTCAGGCCGAAGCCGATTGGGATATAGTAGCGCAACAACAAGCTCAATACTCTTGGAAAGACGAGCTAATCACTGTTATCTGGTTTTCCCCAATGATAGTAGCTTGGTTTGACATCGAAAGAGCTATGCAATGGGTTACTTGGGTTGGTCAACTACCTTATTTCTACCAGTTTGGGATGTTTGGTATAATGGCTGCGTCCTTCGGCCTTAGGTGGTACTTCAAACAACAAAGCTTTACTATTACTAAGGATAAGAAAGAAGTTAAAGAGGTTAAAGATGATAAAAATTGATTCTTGGAACTGCGGAGACTGTACATTAGGTAGATTAAGTTGTGGAGATTTTAAATGCTTTACGCTAGAACTACCTTGGAAGGGCAACGAGAAAAATATATCTTGTATACCGGAAGGTAGTTACCCCGCTGAAATTTATGAATCACCTAAATTCGGCAAGGTAGTTCTACTAAATAATGTGCCTAACCGGACTTTTATAGAAATACACGCGGGAAATTATACGAGTCAAATACGGGGATGTATCCTTGTAGGTGATAGTATAAAGTATTTAAACAATGACGGGATACCAGACGTTACGAACTCTAAAGCTACATTAAAATCCCTTTTAAAAGCTCTCCCTAAGTATTTCCATGTTCAAGTAAGTCGGGGCGGTGCTTAGACTTCTTCTGTTAAAGCTATAACGTGTGTTTTCCTTAATCTTGTAGATTGGGGAATTTCCCCATCACGCCGCATTTCTGAGCGTACCCACGATATCCAGAGCTTTTTTTCGGGGGGTAAATCATATATTATTTGAACTATAGGCCATATTTCAGCATTAGTTAATCCTTTATGCACTAATTTTCTTATTACATCTGTTTTACTTCTTCTTTTAAGCGTTCCGATGTACTCAGGGGGTGGTGGTAAACTACCTCCCATCTCCAACGCCTGAGCTATTTTTTTCAAATAGTCGTCTAGCCTTTCTTCCATTAATACGTAACCAGCTACGGAATAGCTGATAAAGTACTTATGTAATGGATCGGGGATACCCATCTTTTTAAGGCGCTTACGCGCCCCTTCACGAGATTTGTATAGCCTCATTTTTTCTACCCTTCTGTAAAGATTTTATAGCTTCAAAAAAAGAATCCTGTAAGCTTTTATTTCCCTTTAGAGCGGATAACATAACTTCATCAATAGTATTTTTAGCTAATATATGATGTATATAAACTGTAGAGTTTTTATTGCCTTGTCTTCTTACTCGTCTGTTGAATTGATCGTAATTATCATAGCTCCACGGTAAGCTAAACCAAGCAACATGATTGCCCGCCTTTTGAAGGTTTAACCCATGCCCCATAGATTGGGGGTGTCCAAATAAATAAGGCAACTCTCCCTCATTCCATAACCTTTCTAATTCTGCTGTTCTATTGCCGGATACTCCGGAGCCTATATAGGGTATATCTTTGCCAAAAACTTTTTTTAACCTCTCTAAGTCATGTTTAAAATTGTACCCAATTAGAACAGGGTTTCCTTGTAGTTCACTTATCAAATCTTTCAAAGCATTTATTTTTTCATCATGTAATGTATTATACCCACGTTCACCCACAACAAATTCTTCGTTTTCTTTGTATATAGCTCCCGCACAAACCTGTCTAAGTTTTACGGATGCTGTAGCAGAGTTTGCAGCTACAACAACTTCATCTTCTGATAATTTTGCTACTAGATCATCTTCTAATTGTTTATAGAATGTCCTTGATTTTTCGGGTAGATCTACGAAAATCTTATTGTCTATTTGGGAAGGCATGTCTAAAGCTTCTTCACCTACTCTGTAAAATAGTGGTGATACAGTTTTATATATTTCTTCCTGCGCCCCCTCCTTTATAGTCCAACCATAACCATTGAAGTTTTGGTTAAAGAATTTATTCCTATATTGGGTTATGTACTTACCTAACACAGCGCCTTGGTCTAGCATATAGCACTGCCCAAAAAGACCTTCTAGCCCAGAGGATGCAGGGGAGCCAGTTAATCCCCATCGTCGCGTAAAAGTGTTTAAGTATTTTTTAATAAGCTTAAATCTTTGAGTATTAGTTGCTTTGAATTTGGAAAGCTCATCAATTAGTAACGTGTCATAACCTAAAGATTTAAATTTTTTAATCGCTGCCGGACTCCCATCACCAAATAACCAAGGCAGACCCTCGGGATTAATGCAATGGATGTCAGAATCATCTTCTAGTATTTTATTTTTCTTTCTCCCATGTAAAACAGTGCACTTTAAACCTTCAAAGTTTGACCATTTTTTAAGTTCAGCAGGCCATACCATGTAACAAGGTCTTAACGGAGCCACCACAAGCACCTTGTTGATCATACCCTTGTCTTTAAGTATTTTTATAGCAGCTAATGACGTACTTGTCTTACCAAGGCCAGGCGCTAACAAAAGTCCGGCACAGTTATTACTTAGTAGGTGTCTTAACCCCACTTTCTGATATTCGTGCGGCTTCCATTCTTCTTTTGACCGCCAATACTGTATCGTCTGATGCATAGTGTACCTCTACGTCGTAACCTAATTTCAATAACCGTTGATGTATTATCTCTTGCTTTGGGCGAAGTTTACACCCTTCTCTTTTATACTCAACTAAAAATGGTTTTCCATTTGGCATCCAGAATATCCTATCTGGGTAGCCATCATCTCCCTTGACTTGCAGCTTACTCCCCACAATCCCGAATTCTTTGTGAACCAGCTTTACAGCTCGCCGTTCAATTAAGGATTCTACGGAGTCCATTACTTTTCCGGTGGATTTTTATTAATTTCCTTACTTTTGTTCTTAGGTCTTCGTCATCCTGCGTTAAACAATTGTGAAATGTTGCCACAGTGTTGTAACACATGGCATAGAAAAGTTTTCTAGGTGCTCTCAAATTGTTTCGTTCTAATATGGAAACGGTATATGTATAATCTGTAGACGCCTGCTCAAACCATATCACTGAGTAATCTTCTATGTAATCTAAAAACCTTTGCAAAATATCAGATTCCACGCCTCCATGAAATCCGTATATGGTTTCTTCCCTAGAAATTAAACCTTTTTTAAGGCTAAAAGGGAGTACTTTTATTTCTTGAATTCCGTCGTATCGGGGAAACTCCAACATCAAGTTGTCGTATACAACATCATCCGACTTATTTTTCATTGGGGGGCATGCCGTTGTTGGCGATACTCCCCACAGTAAACTTGCGGCCATAACATTTTTCCTGTTGTCAGTAGTTTAAGTGTGAAGCTTGAAGAATTTAAGTATTCTACGGGAAATACTAGCATGACTATGAACCTTTATCAAATTTTTTACTTTTGTTTTTATGTCTTCGTTAGGGTTGGTCAGATGATTGTTGAATGCCATTACGGTATCGTAACACATGGCGTGTCTAAGTTCTCGCGGTAATTCCAAATTGTGAAACCTTAGCAAGGAATAGATGGCTGCGTAATCAGTGGTTGTATTAACAAACCATACTCTAGTATTGCTCGGGTAAATTCTTACATAAGCCAATATTTTTCTTATTACGTCGAATTCTACCACTTCTGCGGTTCCACCAAGACCTACTATAGTTTCTACCTCAGAAATCAGCCCTTTTTTAAGGTTAAACGCAAGCACTTTAATATCCTGCATTTTATCAAATTTTCGAAACTCAACCATTATACTGTCATATTTATATGGGTAACGGTATAATGGGAAGGATGTCGTTGGTGATATGCCATGGTCTCCGTATAAGCTCATAACATTTTTCCTGTTGACAGTAGTTTAAGTGTGAAGCTTGAAATATACCAAAAAGCTACAGCGGATAAAATTAAACACGCTAGTGATAATAAAAGCTCTATGTATTTAGCCATGAGAATTCCATAAATATTATAAAATGCGCCAATAATTTTATTACTTCTAGTATAGCAAGCATACCTAAAACAATCAAAGAAGAAATAGCGGCCAAAACAATAAATATAATAATTGCAGCAAATATTGAATTAAGGAAATTAGATGTCTTATGATTCATAGCCAACCCCAGAATAGTATAAACACTTTATGTGTAAATATGGTTAATAGAAGCGCCAAGCCAGCAGAAGACAGTGCGCATAAGGTGAATGTAGCGAGGTCTATTAAAAATTTTGTGGCAGCTGTCAAGGTTAAAACTCGCATTGACCGCCCCCATTCTCTTTGTTACTTTTCCTGTAATGACACCACCTACATAAATAGCTTGGGTTTGTCGCGAACAGAGTATCATTAAACATAGGCTTAGTTCTTATTTCCCAAACTTTCTTTAAATCGGGTATGTCCGATTTTCTAAATGTTAAAATTTCTTCTTCTGTTGTTTCTGGAGTTGGGTAGATTGTTTGAGCATCTAAATAAACAAGTCTTGGTTTAACGACTTCTATATGTTCATGTATAAGTAGTGCCGCTAATGCGTATAGTTGTAGCTGTTCTTTGTAATCGTCTTGGTTATCCGGTCTGTATTTACCAGTTTTCCAATCTGTTATTACTAGTGTTTTCTCATCTTCGTGGTGCGCCAAGTCTAATTTAACCCTAAGCCAGCAGCCTGCCCAATCTCGCCAATGGGTTTCGCTCCAATCCTTTTTAAAACTCCAATTGTCTTCGACGACCATACCAGATATTATTTTCTTATATTGCTCTCTGTGTGCGTCGATTTCTTCTTTTATCCAGTTGGCTTCTTCTGGAAGTTCATCTGATTTAGATTTTATATAATTCTCACAACCATCATGGATCCTAATCCCTCTCTCCAAGTGCTCATTTTTAGGCTCTTTTATCTTGTCAATCGCCTGATATTTCAACTTTCGAGGGCATTGCTTATAAGTAGAATAGCGGCTGTATGACCAGCTTGTTATTGGCTTGACGGGAATAGTCTCCATATTAAACCTCTTTTGTTAGGTGACTTTCTATTTTATTTACCAGAGTAGATAGCTGTGTTTGGTCTGTTTTAGGAATATTGAAACCTTCTCTACAAACGTTGTCGGTGTACATGCAAACTTCTTTAACTTCTTTAAGTAGTTTTCTTAATCTAGCTTCTTCAGTAGTCATAACGTAGCCTCTATATCTTCTTTTGATATGACTATCTTACCTTTTATATCGAAATCTTTCAAGTCATCCAAGCTTTTTTCTGAATAACTTCCCTCAGATAGCATGGGTACATCAAATTCTATAGACTCCATAGTTTCTCGGAGGACTTCCATACTATCAAATATGTCTTTTTTAGGGACTGACACTGTTATTTGGTCATGTATATTAAATATAATCTTCCAATCTTTCGACTTCTTTTCGTGGAATCTTATAATCGCTTCTTTTGTGCAGTCCGCTGCACTACCTTGCATTAAGGTATTGACCATTTTATAATCGAATTCCCTAAGCTTACCATCAATCATTTTAGGTTGTTCGCAATAATATTGCCTTCCACCCCAAGTTCTTATAGGTAAATTTGATTTAGCTCTCATCCTCATTGTGCTGTACATTTCTTTTATGCTGGGGTATAGGGATAATATTGCACCTTTAAGCTTCTTAGTATCCTCAAGAGATATACCTATTGATTCAGACATGGATTTAACGCCCATGCCGTATAGTATACCTAAATTAACCCCTTTTATCTGCTTGCGCGCGTAAAAAACTCCTCGCCTCTCAAGCTCCTCTTTTGCGGAGTCGTGGAAATCTATCCAAGGGTTCTTTTCATACTTCTCTTGCATCGCAGCACCATCGTAATGTGCTAATATTCTCGGCTCCTGCTGCGAGTAATCTCTATCTATAAATACATGACCATTAAAAGGTACTGCATAAGACCTTACTTTAGGTAATGGTGGCAAGTCTTTAATGGGGCATTCGGGCAGCCCTTCTTTCTCGTGTTTGAATAGAGGCTTGAACTCATTAGGAATGTTTTGGAAGTTGGGTGTGGAAGATAATCTACCCGTTCTAGTGCCTATACCACTAGCACCTTTTACCTGATTCCATTTTGTGTAAATAACCCCACCGGATTTTTTTGCTGTCTCCAACCAAGGAACCATAAAGGTTGATAGACATGTTTTCAAGCTTGCTCTGTAACTAAGTACTGCTACCAGCTCTTTATCATTGACTGCTTTAATCAGTGCATCTTTTGTGGTGGAAAATTTACCAGTTTTTGTTCTAACTGCTTTCGATTCATCAACGAAGCCACAATAAAGTAGGCGGGCAAATAATTCTTGCCCAGAATCAAGATTCAAGCCGCTCGGGTTGCCAAGTTTACCAAGAATGTAGTCCTCTGCTTTCTCCTTGAATAAAAAATATTTCTCTGTATCTGACTTTAATCTTTCAAAGTCTACCGCTAATCCTTGCCTCTCCATTTCCAGTAAGATGGGTAAAAGCTGTCTTTCACGGTCATAGGGTTTGGACATATCATTATCAAACACCACTCTAGGATAGAGTAAATTAAAAAGTTGCTCTGTTCTTTCAACGTCACCATTGGCGTATTGACCAACTAAATCACCATCAGCGTAAGCTATGTATCGTGCGAAGTAATGTTCGTTAGACTTTGCAGGGCTTATTTTAACGCCTTCTACTGGTTGATTTAATAACAGGTAGTCCTTAATGGCATCCTGTTCTTCTGGTGGTAGATTTAAAAGCCTTTCAGCAGAAGGTTTTAATCCCAATTGGATTTGGTTTGGGTCATCTAGAAAAAGAAGGAACATCGTATCATGTATCTTGCTCCAATGGGGTATCCCTACCCCCATGTGTGTTTCGGCTACGTCTAGGTCAAAGTTTGCATTGTGGAATAATATACCATCTTCCGTCTTATAAGCTTCTTCAAGAGCTTTTTTTGCATCTTCAAACGTGCTGTTGTTGCCTTCATGATGACCCCAAGCATAATATTTAGCGGGTTCTCCCCAATACTTTATTGATACACCTACTGGTTTTGGCGGGTAATCCGGCCTCTTTTCGATTCCATATGTTTCAAAATCTATAGTTGTTGGCTTCATACCCGCCCCCGTAGGTTAGTATTTAGGTTCTGGTTTTTTAGCTGCTTTAGACACAAACTCCTGCGGCTCTACAGTAGAAATCCTATGTGGGAAATCTATTGTAGCCATAGCTTCTTCCCTACGAGACATAATTACCTGCATAAGGTTATCCGGTACAGGCGCAATAGGCTCAAATGTTATCTTAAATTGAGATTTTGGATCCGGCTCCGTAGATACACGTGTAATTACACCAAAAGGCGGACGCTTCAAGACAGAAGATATCTTCTTTACATAAGACGAATAATTCTTAGTCGACATGACAGGTAGCTTCATGAAACCTATTTCAGAATTATCAAAGTCAGAAACTTCGTCAAAAGCCTCATAATTGCCCTTAGCAGTAAAAGTACCTGCTGGTATCATAGCTAAGCGCCTAACGTTCTGGCAAGCCTTCGCTCTGCCCGTAGGAGCCGATCCAAATTGATTGTTGGGGCAAGTGGTACAGTCTGAGGACTTAGGGCTGGGGACTGTCTCGTGCGGCTCCATTTCGTCCTGTTTACGGCCAAATGAAAAGCAATCGGGTGACTGCGCTTGACCAGCAGTGTAGGTATTAGGATAGTTCACGTTCTCAAAAACCATATCGAGAATAACGCACGCCATTTGATTGCCTGTTAAAGGACTGCCATCCCATGATAGGATTCCACCTTTAGTTGAGAAGAACTTACCGGACGCTACTTCTTCACTTGCAGACTCCTGAGCATACTTAGCTAGCTCAGCTTCCCAATTTGCTATTTCAGTTGACATAATCACACCTTTTTTAAAGATATTGTTACACGTTTAAATTTTTCTACACCAGCTACCTCCGCACCGTCTTCCCACATCTCTCTTACTGCATGTGGGTTTGGTCTTGCTTTGTAAGCCAAGTCATAGCGGTCGTTAGCCTCCATGAACTCCCTAAATTTATTTTCATCAGTTACCGTGGGAACTTCTTTGACTACCACCGATACTGAAGCATTTTTACCTGAGATTCCACTGGCGTCAGACTTTGGGAGTGTCTCAATAATATACTCTTGTAATATATTATACTCCTCTTTTAGTTTTTTTGCCTGAGCCTCTAACTCTAATCGCTGAGTCTTTAACTCGTGCAACCTATCTGCACAGCCACCTAATGTAGATGGGAACTTCATGACTCAAGCTCCTTTTGGTAGTTTCTATGTTCTTCTTCGGCATCTAAGAATTTTTGCCTATATAATTCTACATTAAGTGAATGCTCATTTATACGCCAAGCAGGTCTCCTAAAATTACTTTTACAATAAATGTCGCTTAACAAGCCAAGTTCTCTATTAATGTAATCGTTTTTCATAACCAGCCCCTATTCGTAGCTTTAATATAAAGGTCTTCAACTCTAGGCATATCTCCCGAACCGCTGCAATTTTCACAACGTTGGTCTACATTAATAAATCCTTTTGAACTTCTTATATAGCCTAGCCCGTCGCAACTGGTACAATAATCGTTTATCAAGGACAATTTGTCAAGGTATTTCTTCCGCATAGTGGCGAATTTTTCCTTATCACCACCTTTGTCAGGGTGTAAAACAGCGCATAATCTCCTGTACTCCTTCTTAAGGTCTGCTTTACTTGAGATGTTGTCAAAATAGTCCATAGCACTAACCATCGTAACACTGAGTTAATCGCTGCAAGTACCAGATCGCTTTTTCTATGTCCTGTTTAGCATCTCCCTTGTGCTTACACCTCCAAATATACTTAAATGCATTGCCCCTCAGAAAACCTTCAAACTCCGCAGGACTTAGGGCTTCGGCCATAGCCTCTATGCACTCTATCTTACTCGATTGCGTGTAGTGAGAGGGAAAACTAACGTAAGGGTTTGGACTTGGGTCTAGGGTCTTGGGGTCATCAAATATCATTTAGTAGCTCCTCTTTTATGTCGAAAATATCTTCTTTAAATTTTTCTAGTATTTGACCTACGCGAGCACGTGAAATGTTTAAAGTTTCCCCAATATCTTCAAAAGTGAACCCTAAAACACGCATTTCTATTATTTGTCGTTCTCTGTCGGTGGCTCTGTCAGAAATTCTGCGAACAAAAGAAGTATATAAAACAGAATCATAGGCATCGGGAGAATCTCCTAGAGTAGAGTCTAAGTCTGTAATATCGGATGATTGGAATGAACAATTTTCATAGTCAACCCTTTTTATTCTTCCTAGACCATTCCTTAAATTGTTTCTTATTTCAGAGCGGATATAGTAATCAGCACAAACAGTGAATGAACCGCGATCCCAATCAAACACATCTGCTGCTTTGCACAACCCAACATTTGCGTCTTGAATTCGGTCTAAAAGCTCATCTTCTGTTTTTGCGTATCGTTTTGCTATGTGTATTGCTAGTCTTAAATGGGATAATATTAGCCTATCCCTAGATGCTGTTTTTGCCTCATTCTCTCCAAGAATGCCATATTTTGTAGCTTGAGAGATATACAGTCTTAATGTTTGGCTCATGAGTATTACCTATGATTTTATCCCTCGCCGCCAACACTTTTTTAGCGTCGAGATGGTTTTTATCATATCGGGAGCTGCTTAATATATGTTCTGCGCATATTGATGAAATTACAAGGCTAGTATCAACCTTGAATATGCGGAGTATGATTAGTATTATTTCTATGGCAGCAGCGCCCGCTTTTTGCCCTATTGTTAGATTCTGTAGTTTCATGAGCCACCTCTTTTTGGTTGAGTTGATTGGTGAAACTCCTTACTTTACAGAACTCCCTAGAACATCATCAATAATAGCATTTTGTAGTCGGATTGTCCAGTCTGATAACATATCTAATTGCTTTGACGTAACGTCATAATTACGATTTAAGTAATTAATAAACTCAATCTGTATGTCATCTGAGCCGAAAACTAATTGTACTGCTTCTGCTCTTGTTTTGCAACCAGTTAATTGTTCTTCTACATAATCATAAATTAACTTCGACCAGATGTATTTTTCAACGTCCAACGAGCCATTGTCTAATTCTGAAAATTTCATTCTTTAATTTCTCCGTTATACCCATTTTGGGTTTGGGTGTTTCTTCAATTATATCTCTAAGCTTCCTATTTTCAATTACCAATTTGTAAATACTTTTTTCTAAATTATAAAATTCTTCCTCAAAACCGTAAACTTTGTCGAGTGCGGCCATGTCTTCACCAGCTACAACTTTTAATACAGCTAATTTTTTTCTTAGATGTATAATTCTTCCGGTTATAGTGTTGTCTTTGTTCATTTTTTACATCTCTATTTGATTGACGTTGGAGGTATTGCGAATTTTAACATTAAATCCTGTAATGAGTATGAAATATCTTTTATGTAATAGTTTAACTGACTTTTGTTTAGATCCTCAGGATCTGTAAATTCTAAATGATCTCTCAGTTCAGAAATTTTACTGTTTATTTTTTTAAGTTCCGAAGTTAGCATGGGTCACCCTCCGAAAAACAAACCGCGCAAACTTCACCAGAACCTTCTATTTTTATAAACCCATCAAGGTAAACACCTTTTGCCAGTAATATATCTGTAGCTACGGTTGAATCTCCGGACATTTGCCCTTGAATATTGCATTTTCCTACAGTTGAAGCGTTATCACTTAAAAATCCTGTGCCTGATACTGTGCTATTAGCTAAAACTTTGGCGTTGCCCTTTACAATGGCATAATCCTTTACTATAGAAGTACCCGTTACTATGGCGTTATCCTTGACTAAACCGTTGCCCATGCATATCGCGTCATTGAAAATCCAACAACCACACTCTTGTGATAGATTTTTCTCAGATTCTACAAAACCACCAAGTGTACCTGAAAGGACACCATTAAAGTTTTTTATTGCTTGAATCCTGTGAAGGGTGACACCATCAACAACTTTTGTTTCTTCGGTTAATCTGTATTTAGCCACTTTATGTACCTCTATTAGTTAAGGTTACTTAATATAGTAACATTTTTAAATTTTATTTTCAACTTATTAAATCTATCAAATCAATAGTAGCCATCAGGATTCTTCTCCTATCACATTTAATATTTCTGGGGTTGGTTCTTTCACGAATCGTAGGGCATACGCAAACTCTTTTACAGCGGTCATACATAATTCAGGTGTTTGGTCTTTTACGAATTGCAGAGCTAGGCCGTTCTCTTTCACAGCAGCCATACATATCTCAGGGGTTTGGTCTATTACGTATTGTAGGGCATATCCGTCCTGCTCAACCGCTGCCTTACACAATTCGGGTGTTTGGTGTTTAACGTGTTCTAAGGCGTCCCCGCACTCTTTTACAGCAGCCATGCATATCTCAGGTGTTTGGTCTTTTACGTATTGTAAAAGAAAAGTGTCCTCAATAATATCATCAATTGTAATCATCCGGATTTACCTCCAATAAATGTCGTAGCTCAGGATTAACAAATTGTATCGCAGCAGAATCCTCCGCAACAGCAGCCCTACATATTTCAATTGTTTGTTCGTCTACAAATTGTAAAGCATCGGGGTCGTTCTTTACAGCAACCATACACAATTCAGGTGTTTGATCATATATTTCTTCCAAAACTAAACCATTTAATTCTAGTGCTTTCAGACATATCTCATTGGTTTGATCTTCTACGTAACCCAAAGCATGAGGGAACTTTCTGACCGCAGCAATGCACAATTCATCTGTCTGTTCTCTTATGTACTGCAAAGCAAATGGGGAGTACTCAACCGCCCATTCACACAACTCTGGGGTTTGGTCTCTCACATGTTCTAGAGATGGATAAAAGCTCTTAATTGCAGCCTTACATATCTCAAGGGTTTGATCTTTTACGAATTGCAGAGCTAGGCCGTTCTCTTTTACAGCAGCCATACATATCTCAGGGGTTTGTTCTTCCACATATTGCAGGGCATAACCATTTTCTTTAACTGCTGCCATACATATTTCATGGGGCTGGTTTCTTACATATTTTAGTAGATTGGGGTTTTCAATAATGTCAGCAGTTTCTACCTCAATTAGATATATCATTTTTATGACTCCAATAAATGTAATAGTTCAGGATTAACAAATTTTATAGCGCTAGGGTTTTTCTCAACCGCAGCCATGCACATCTCAGGTGTTTGGTATTCTGCGTACGTTAAAAAAAACGGGTCTTCAATAATGCCATTTATGTCAATGGAAGCCATCAGAATTTAACCTCGTTCGTCTTATCTAAGTGCTCAACTATCTGTAGTCTATCAGCACCAATCCATTTGTCAAGGTTCCGAACAATATATAACCGCTTCTGCTCCCCACTGTTCAACCGTATAGGTGCACCTCCCAAAGCCTGCTTGAACCCAGCCCGAGCCAACTCCCGACCAAGACCGTTGGCCGTAGTTCTTGTACGATTGTCCGAATCATATAAGTTCAACAAGTCCTTACTCGAATACAAGTCATCCTTCAAGTCTATCCCACCAACACGAAGAACCGACTCAGGAAAGTCTCGCAAGTCCCGAACCCAAGACCCAAGGTCTGAGCGCCCAGCTTCTAACATCCGAGCCTTCGCCTGAGTAGCAATGGCCGGAGCACTAGGGTCGAAGTCCCCAAGGTCTAAGTTAAGCAAGTAATCAAAGATTATGCTCGCGCCATCCTCGTGGTTCAACCACTTGTCGTAAGCGCGGTAAAAATCCCCACTCTTGGGATGACACAAAGTCTCATGAATGAAAAAACGACGGTCAGTGTCTTCTAGAAAGAATGAATCCGGCTGATTGGAGGTAAAGTAATAGTTGATACAATCAGGCACTACGTAAGAGGGAATGTGCTTTATGTTGATTCGCATCTCTTTCTGAGTGATTAACTTCTTTAAGTAGTCCGCATCACCCCTCTTATCACTCCCTGTGACGTCATCGCCCATAATGAACTGCTTGGAGTCAGCCCACTCGTTGAACGACGCGCTTAGGTCTTCGTTCCTTATCTCTGTAAAGTTCACCCCGTATATCGCACCGAGTGAATACCCCAATAATGACTTCCCTGTCCCCTGCTGCACTCCATGCACTACCACAGACGTGAACATCTTCACCCCAGCGTGCTGTAGTGGGTATGCACACCACCTTAAAAACCATTGCTGGGCTTCCGGTTCACAACCTGAGAACACATGGCCGACTAACTCCAAGAATGGTCTCGGGTCTCCGGCCTTAGGCTCTACTCCCCAACCCATCCAAGTGTTGAGAAAACCATCAAATATCCTGTCCTTACTAGGCGCGTAAGTCATACGGCCAACCTCATTCCTTTGAGGCCACTTCAACCAAGCGCCCGAAGCTGATACGGGCTTATAACTCACGCTACCATCTTTCCTCAACGAACGCTCCTGATATATCTCCGTACTCTCTAAATGCTCCTTAAATGCCGCTGGCTTAACTTTATTCGATAAATCTTCCATTGATACCACAATCGCGGGATTCTTAACGTAGACGTACTTGTCATTCAGTAACCATAACGGAGAACTTAGGCCAAGGGGCTCTGCAAAATGTAATAAGTCCCTAAATTTATCCCCAGACTTATCCCCAGAGTGAACGAAAAAATCGTCAATCCCCACCTTCTCACAGCTCGGCAAACTAGGTAATGTCATTATGTGACAAAAACTACCTCGCCGCTCCAACTCATCCGCCAAATCCTTCAGCGCCAAGCAGACATTCTCATTCGTTAAATAGTCACTGTCAAAACAAATATAAACGTTCCTACGCAACCAGTCAACCTTTTTTAATGATTCCAAAAAAGTAATCCCACGAGAACGTGAACGCCAACTGTGAACGCCCCCTATAGCTATCGTCGGAAAGCCCTCCTTAGTCGCCTTCGCCGCCTTCAACTCCCCCTCTGTAACTATCAGGGGGACACCAATATCACTACAAATCGAAGGCCAATCACAAAAACCTTTGGGGTAATAGGCACAAGGTGCTGTATTTCGCGCTTGAACGTACCTAGGAGCCTTTTTCTCCGTTAACGAACCCCATCCTACAGGGTTGGAATTTAAATAGCGTAGACGGAAGTATAGACCCCCTGCTGGGATGTCAGACATTTCTGATCCATCGGGGTTGTAATAGTTAATTTTAAGACTCTCATAATCCTTGAACTCAGGACTTAGGGACTTAGTCTCTGATGGGGTCAAATATTCCATACCAAGCTTCTTAGCATCCGCTACGGTTAAACCTGAGGATGCAAGCTTATCTTCAAAGGCATTGGACATTTAAAGTCTCCAGTTAATCAGTTCTTCGGCCTAAGGTCTTCGGCCTAAGTCTATAGATTCTTAATTTCTTCGGTTCTTACTTTCTACGGCCTAAGGTCTCGGGTTCTTACTTTCTTCGGCCTAAGGTCTTGGGCAGTAGATTGTAAATTTCTTCGGTTCTTACTTTCTCCGGCCTAAGGTCTTGGGCAGTAGATTGTAAATTTCTTCGGCCTAAGGTCTTGGGTTCTTACTTTCTACGGCCTAAGGTCTTGGGCAAAATCTTATTACGGAACTAAGAATATCTCAGAACATAAAATTAGTCAAGAACCATCTGCTACACAAATACACAAATACAGAGTTTTCTATTTTACTTAGAAATAAAAATATTTTTTTTTTTTACATAATCAATTTTATAAGTGTATTTCTGTAATTGTGTATCAGGAAATTTTTAGTTCTTTTTTTTCAAAGGCTTACAGACGAAGACCCTTGATACAAATTTGATACAGAGAGATTTTGCCAAAACAGGCCAAAACCCTACAGCCCGCGCCAGCCGTGGGATACAGAGCATCCCCCTCTGCTACACATTTTTCCTGACTTTCCTGACATCAATAACTTACGAAGGATTTAGAGAATTTACTTTAACTAGAAATATGCTATACTTTAGACTTAAATCCTAAACAAAAGTGAAACAAAAATGAAATATTACACTAATGCTACAGTTTGTGACAGAAATATTACAGGTCGAGTTCGGTTTTTTGATCGTAGAAATACAGAGAAAAATGTCAGTTTTGATCCTAATAAAACCAAGGTTGTTATTCGAATTTCCTCAGAATCTACCGCGGAAGTTTTCTATATTAAGGAGGTCTTGACAAATACTTTCCCCCATTTAACCATATTCACTTTGAAATCTGATTACACAGCTATGAATATAATCCCTAAAGAAGGTGTAGGGAAGTCTGATAATTTTATGTTAATGCGAATACTTACAACTATGGTTAAGAAACTTATCCACAGGGCTTGATTACCCCCACATATATAAGTATACTTAATTACCCTATATAGGAGGCAGAAAATGACTAGCTTACAATACGTCGAACATCAAACACTAGAAATGTGTGATGAAGCTCTGAGAGAGGACGGACTAGAGTTACGCCTTGTAAGGAACCAAACACCTGAGCTGTGTATGATAGCCGTTAAAGAAAACCCCAGAGCTTTACAATACGTAAAAGACCAAACGCCTGATATCTGCCTTGCTGCCGTTATTAGAGACGGGCTAACTTTAAGACACGTAAAAGAGCAGACACTAGAGTTATGTAATGCTGCTGTAACACAAGATGGTCATGCCCTACAATACGTAAAACACCAAACTCCTGAGATATGTAAGGCTGCCGTAGAAAAGAATGTGTTAGCACTACAATACGTAAAACACCAAACTACTTACATAATTAGTATGGCGATTGACCAAGATCCTCTATCACTACGGTTCGTTAAAGACCAAACACCTGAGTTATGTATACAGGTTGTTAAAAAGTGTCCCCCTGCACTACAATACGTAAAAAACCAAACACCTGAGATATGTAAGTCGGCTATTAAAAATAATCCCCAAACACTATACTACGTAAAAGAACAGACCCCAGAGTTGTGTAGATATGCGGTTGAGCAGGACGGATATGCCCTACGGTTCGTTAAACCCCAAACACCTGAGATATGTAAGGCTGCTGTAGAAAAGAATGCGTTAGCACTACAATACGTAAAACACCAAACACCTGAGATATGTATGGCTGCTGTAGAAAAGAATGCGTTAGCACTACAATACGTAAAACACCAAACACCTGAGATATGTATGGCTGCTGTTATGAAAGAGGGCAAGGCTTTAAGGCACGTTAAAGATCAAACCCCTTACATAATTCGTCTCGCACTTAAGCAAGATCCCCGCGCACTACGATGGGTTAAAAACCAAACACCTGAGATATGTATGGCGGCTGTTAAACAAGACGGACTGGCTTTAGAATTAGTAGATGAACAAACCCCTGAGATATGTAAGGCTGCCGTTGAACAGAAGGCGGGAGCATTATACTACGTTAAAGACCAAACTTTTGAGTTATGTAAGCTTGCGATTGAGCTGGATGGTGGAAATCTATTGTGCATTAGAAACCAAACCCCAGAGATATGCAAGGCCGCTGTAGAGGACTACGGGGATTATCTACAATTCGTTAGAAACCAAACCCCTGAGATATGTAAGGCTGCTGTTGAGCAGTACGGATATGCCCTACGGCTCGTTAAAGACCAAAACCGAGAGATATGTAAGGCTGCGGTTGAACAGAATGGTTCGGCACTACAATTCGTAAAAGAACAAACTCCTGAAATATGCAATGCTGCCGTTAGTAACAACCCCAGTGCACTACAACACGTAAAACACCAAACCCCTGAAATATGTAAGGCTGCTGTAGAACAGGACGGATATGCTTTAAAATATGTAAAACACCAAACCCCTGAAATATGTAAGGCTGCTGTAGAACAGGACGGATATGCCCTACAATTCGTAGAACACCAAACACTAGAAATATGTAGAGAAGCAGCAAAGCATGACCCCATATCGCTACGTTTCGTAAAAGATATATCTATCTTAGATGGGGACAAAGAGTTAAGGTTGATGGCTGGCCTAGTAAAAAAACATTACTATTAATTAAACCACAGGTGAATGAAAATGACAAGTTTAGCATACGTTAGAGACCAAACCCCTGAAATATGTAAGGCTGCTGTAGAACAGGACGGATATGCTTTAAAATATGTAGAAGACCAAACCCCTGAAATATGTAAGGCTGCTGTAGAACAGGACGGATATGCTTTAAAATATGTAGAAGACCAAACCCCTGAAATATGTAAGGCTGCTGTGAAAGAGTTTGCGCACGCCCTACAATTTGTTAAAGATCAAACCCCAGAAATATGCAATGCTGCCGTTAGTAACAACCCCAGTGCACTACAACACGTAAAACACCAAACCCCTGAAATATGTAAGGCTGCTGTAGAACAGGACGGATATGCTTTAAAATATGTAAAACACCAAACCCCTGAAATATGTAAGGCTGCTGTAGAACAGGACGGATATGCCCTACAATTCGTAAAAGACCAAACCCCTGAAATATGTAAGGCTGCTGTAGAACAGGACGGATATGCCCTACAATTCGTAAAAGACCAAACACTAGAAATATGTAGGGTAGCAGCAAAAGAGAACCCCTCATCGCTACGTTTCGTAGAAGACCTATCTATCTTAGATGAGGACAAAGAGTTAAGGTTGATGGCTAACGTAGTAAAAAACATTACTATTAATTAAACCACAGGTGAATGAAAATGAGAAATAAAACCTACCAAGTTAGAAGTTATAATAATGAAGTACGTGTAGATACACCATGTATAGAGCACGCCATTAGTTTATTGGAGGACTTGCAAGAGGGCGTAGTTTACCTCGGAGACTTAGTAACAATAACATGTCATGATGGTGCCACCTCCCTAGAGATAGTGCATTCATCAAAGTATGACCCCGATGAGTACGAAAACCTATAGAGGTATAGAATATGACTTACCCATACATGAGAGCCCTCCATGAGAATATGATCTTATTCTTAAATAAAGAAGGGTTAGACGACTGCGACATATGGTCAGGAGATATGAGTAAAGAAGAACAATTAGATAACTTCGGTATTTATCTCGGTGAAGGGAGAGTTACAGTTAATGGGGGTACTGGAATAATATCATTAAGTAAAGAACTTCCCAGTGGACACGGACACGGTGTTGTCAGAGGCATCTTATCTTTCCAGACCAATACACCACCTGCATGGGATAAGGAAGACGATAGTCAGTTCGTACAATTTTGTAAGGACAAAGGAATAGAACTATTATAACACGGAGACAAGGAAGTCCCCCCTAAGTTACATAAAGTAGAATTCTACCCCACACAGTAACTAATTAAGACCATAAACTGCGCCGCATAATTATGCAATCAACGCCACTTTTATGCGCCAAAATATGCAATCAACGCCACTTTTATGCGCCAAAATATGCAATCACTGCATAACTATGCATAAGATAATCCAAGGATATATGTTAGAATACCCCCACTTATTGTACAACTTAGAGACTGTATACTTAAATTACAACATAACTACCTAAAATACTTTATGCATAGACCCCGAATTTTATGCAATAAATACGACAAATATAGATGTTTTATGCACTAAGGACTGCATAATTATGCACTCAATATCAGCTAAAATCCTCCCCCACTAAGCGCCTGAATCCTCTGGAACCCGCACCACCCGTGGCCTCAGCCCTTAGTCCACCCTCCCTCGTCCCAGTTTCCAAACCGCCTAAGACCTACGCATATTTATGCATAGCCCTAAGTCCTCAGTAACCGCCCTGTAAGGCTCTCTAAGGCGTTATTCCTAAGTCCTTGGGGTCTTGGGTTATGGTTGGGAGGTACGTGGTGCTTAGGACGAGGGGCTAAGGGGCTTGGTATGGTAGGTCGTAGGGCTTGGGTCTTGGGGGGTTGGGGTAACCTAAATTGAAGTGGGGGTTGTTGTTATAGGGTTGGGCAAATTCCCTAAGGAGCTATTCAAGCTCTCTTACATATATGTCACATAATATATACAAATATTAATTTTTAAGAAATATTGGCTCTTGACCTAGAAATATAAAGAATTGTAGGCTATAATTATCTATACAAATCCACCCCAAACCCCGAACAGGTTAAAATATGAACTATTTAAAAGTACCACCCAAGCCCCTAGACCTTAGAACGGAGTCCGGAGAATGGATGAGTAAGCCCCAAATGGATGAGGTACTAGATAATTGTGACTACCCGCTCTATCTTGTATCACAGAGCGATTTTGTTACCCGCCGTTGTTATGAAAAGTTCTTAGAGGTCTATGGAGCCTCTATATTAGAAACACTCACCGAAAGAGCGAAGTCAATTTAGGAGTTAATCACATGGCAACTAAACCAGCCAAAGTTAAGCTTGATGGTACCGCGAAGGGCAATGTAGCCGAGTTATTGAAGTCTCAAGATAATTCGGGTTTAAATCCGCATGAGATTTTACTTAAAGCTGCTAGGGGGGAGCCTTTTAGGGTTCGCACTTTAGTTATTGTTCGGGCTAAGTCCACAGACCCTGAGATCAAAGATAAGGAGTTGCGTAGGTATTGGGATGAGCATGATTATTACCCCACTTATGCGGAGCAGATAGAGGCTGCTAAACAGGCTGCCCCGTACTTTGCGCCTAAGCTTGCTGCCCAGACTGTTAGGACTGAGGACTCAGGCAAAGAGGCGATTGCTGAAGCGTTGAAGCAGATTTCTGAAGCGTTGCCTTAGCGTTATGAGTTTTTTAACTAAGGAGTGTGTGGCTAGGTGGTATCCACTAAAACCGCATGAAAAACAGCAGGCTTTGATTGATTCCACCACTCGATTTAATGTGGTTGCCTGTGGTAGACGTAGCGGTAAATCGGAGATTGCTAAGCGGTTTATTGCTAAGAAGATGATGGAGAACCCCAACGCCAAGTACTTCATAGGTGGTCCGACCCGTGAGCAGTTGAGGTCGGTTTGGTGGGAGGATATGCAGCGTTTAACCATGGCTAAGATTTTTGGTGAGAGGGCTATTAATAACTCTAGGTTGACAATAACGTTACCTAACGGGGCTATGTTAGCGTTGGTTTCGTTGAGTAAACCGGAGCGGATTGAGGGAACAGATTGGTGGGGTGGTGTGGTTGATGAGTGTGCGGATATTCCAGAACATGCATGGGATGCGCATATATTTCCCGCTTTAGGTACTTACAATCCCACTCGACCTGATTATAGGGCGTGGTGTTGGTTGGTTGGTACTCCTGATGGGTTGAATCATTTCTATGATAGGGCGATGGAAGCTCAGCAGCCTGAGAATACTGACTGGTCTTTCCACACTTGGAAGTCGGCTGAGATTATGCCCCCTGAAGAAGTTGAGAAGTATAAGAAAATATATTCACCTATGCAGTTTAGACAGGAGTTTGAGGCTGCTTTTGAGGATGCTGGCGGTAAGCTTTACTACGATTATGGTAAGGATAATTGGACGACTGAAACGATTCAGCCAAATGAGCAGCTACTGTGGTTTCATGACTTCAACTTTACGCCATTAAGTTCAGGAATTGGTGTTATTCGGGGTTCTGATAACCTTATGATACTAGACGAAATAGTCCTAGAATCTGCTGTTGCTAGGCAGTCGGCTGAAGAATTTGTTGAAAGGTTTACAGAACATAAAAATCGGACTATCTTGTTATACGGAGACCCCGCAGGCCGAGCAGGGGAAAAGCACGGTCATCAGTCAGACTATACGGAAATGGAACGTGTTTTAAGGAATAATGGTTGGGAGGTAATACGCCAAGTCAAGGCTAAAGCCCCAGCCATTATTGATAGGCAAAACGCAGTAAGGGCAAAGATTTGTAATGCAAGTGGTGCTAGGTCTTTGTTTGTTAATCCTGAAAAAGCTAAATATTGTGATAAAGGATTGGCGACAGTTCAGACCAAAGAAGGCTCTACATTTTTAGAAAAAGATTCAGATTATCAACATATTACTACGGCCATAGGTTATTGTGTAGATTATATTTGGCCGACAAGAACAGATAGGAAGACGCATAACGCGAACCCAGAACCCACACTAAACTATTATTAGAGACGGTATGCCTAGAAAGACAAAGACCGAAGTCCTAAGAGCTAAGCACGAAGACGCCTTGATTGAGTTCGATTCAATTCAGGGCGCTTTGCGTGATGAGCGCCTACAATGCCTAGAAGATAGACGATTCTATTCGATAGCTGGCGCCCAGTGGGAGGGTGATTTGGGCGATCAGTTCGAAAATAAGCCTAAAATGGAAGTTAATAAGATACATCTGTCCATTATTCGTATAATTAACGAGTATAGGAACAATCGTATCACAGTCGACTTTGTAAGTAAAGACGGAACGGAAGATGATTCTTTGGCGAGTACTTGTGATGGGCTTTATCGTTCGGATGAGCAGGATTCATCGGCCGAAGAAGCGTATGACAATGCTTTTGAAGAAGCTGTAGGCGGGGGATTCGGGGCTTGGCGCCTAAGGACTGAGTACGAAGACGAAGAAGACCCCGAGGATGATAGACAGAGAATTCGCATAGAGCCTATTTATGACGCTGATTCTTCTGTGTTCTTCGACCTTGGGGCTAAGCGCCAAGACAAGGCAGATGCGACCCGTTGTTACGTGTTGACTTCAATGACTCCAGAGGCGTATAGAGAGGAGTTTGATGAAGACCCCGCTACGTGGCCTAAAGAAATTCACCAATACGAATTTGATTGGGCTACCCCAGATGTAGTTTTTGTTGCAGAATTGTATGAAAAAGAGCAGGTTAAAGAGAATATATACATTTGGAGAATGTTGGACGGGAGTGAAGAAAGATTTACAGAGGATGAGCTAGAAGAACAGTTTGAAAGATTAACCGCTACTGGTGCTCAGCAGGTTAGAATTAAAAAAATTAAGTCCACTAAGATTAGAAAATACATCATGTCAGGAAGCCGCATTTTAGAGGATTGTGGCTACATTTCAGGTAAGTGCATCCCCATAGTACCCGTCTATGGGAAACGTTGGTATATCGACAACGTAGAGCGTTGCATGGGGCATGTACGGTTGAGTAGAGATGCTCAACGCTTAAAAAATATGCAGTTGAGTAAGTTGGCTGAAATTTCTGCCCTTTCCACAGTTGAAAAGCCTGTATTTACGGCAGAGCAAATTGTTGGCCATGAAGTGATGTGGAAAGAAGATAATATTAAGAATTACCCATACTTACTGATTAATCCGGTAATGGATCAAAACGGTCAAGAGATTTTAAGTGCTCCCGTTGCGTACACTAAACCACCTGTTGTACCTTCTGCTATGGCTGCTCTATTGCAGATAACAGAAGAAGATATGTCTGATATATTGGGCAATCAGCAGAATGGCGAAATGATAAACGGTAACGTGTCTACTGAAACAGCTACACTTGTTCAGAATAGACTTGACATGCAGACTTATATTTACATGTCTAACATGTCTAAAGCCATGCGCAGGTGTGGTGAGATTTGGTTATCAATGGCTAGAGATGTTTTCGTTGAAGAAGGAAGACGTTTAAAATCAACAGGATTGGAAGGTGAGATATCCCCAGTAGAGATACTAAAGCCTGTGGTTGGTGATGACGGTGAGATACGATATGACAATGATTTAGGTAAGGCTAAATTTGATGTTGTAGCACAAGTCGGACCATCTAGTAGTACCAAAAAAGCCTCTACTGTCAGAGCCTTAACTAACATGATACAGTTTTCTGATGACCCCGAAACACGACAAGTTTTGAGCTCTATGGCTCTGTTAAATATGGAAGGTGAAGGCATAACTGACGTCAAGAGGTACTTCCGACAGAAATTAATTAAGATGGGTGTAGTTACACCAACAGAATTAGAGGCTCGCCAGCTCCAGAAGGAGTTAGAGAATGCTAAACCTGATGCACAAGAGCAGTACCTACAGGCTGCTGCGCAGAAAGAACTTGCGGAGGCAGCAGAGAAACAGGCTAACACCATATACAAACAAGCTCAAGCGGATAAGGCGCGCGCAGAGACAGCTGAAACGCTTGTAGACATTGGAGATAAGAAGCAGGACAGAGCAGTAAGGGCGATAGAGTCATTGGGCGAAAGAGTTTCCCCACCATCGTTCCCAAGCTCTCCTGTAGAGTAGAATTTAAGGGTCTCTGAGACAAAGCCGGAGACTCTTAATTAGCGGCTACCACCCACCGCCATTCCAAGGGTGAGTTGATATAGGGTTAATTACAAATGAGTGAAGAAGTTATTGAAAATATTGACGTTTCTACGGACGATGAATCGAGTGAAGAAATGGTGCCTCAGCCTATCGAAGATACCGAAGAAAGTCAAGAAAGTCAAGAGGAATCTAGCGAAGAAATTAAAGATGAGCCTACAGAACCGGAAGAAATCACTATTGTTATTGGTGATGACGAACCGGAAGAAGAAAAGCCTGCGGAAGAAGCCCCATCATGGGTGAAAGAACTCCGTAAGGCACATAGAGAGGCTCAGAAGGAAAATAAGGAGCTTAGAACCAAGCTAGAGAGCTTGCAGACGCCTAAGCAAGAGACTCCGACCCTAGGCCAAAAGCCTAAGATTGAAGACTTTGATTATGACGCCGATGAGTTTGAGACAGCTCTAGAAAATTGGTTCAAGAAAAAACAAGAAGTTGATAAGGTTGAAGCTGAGAAGCAAGCAGCCCAGCAAAGAACTCAGGAAGAATGGAACGCTAGATTAGAAGCATACAACAAGGAAAAAAGCGAATTATCAACACGTATTCATGACTTTGAAGATGCTGAATATGGTTTGATGGACGCTCTCAACGATACCCAGAGAGGTATCATAGTTCACGGTGCGGACGAGCCTGCGAAGGTCATGTATGCCATAGGAAAGAACTCTAAAAAAGCTAAGGAAATCGCTCAAATAAAAGACCCTGTTAAATTCGCTTTCGCTGTGGCGAAGCTGGAAAAAGATATGAAAGTAAAAAGTAAAAAGTCTCCACCTCCACCAGAAAAAACTTTAGGTGGCACAGCTCCTAAGTCTGGTTCAGTGGATTCTACACTTGACAAGTTACGTGCAGAGGCGGAGCGTACGGGTAATTATACTAAAGTTATTCAGTACAAGCAACGCCTTAAATCAAAAAATTAATGAGGATTTATTAAAATGGCTAATAGCTTTAACAAAGAAGAACGCGTAGCATTTGAACAGCTTTTAGAAGGGTTCAACGATGCGTTAGTACTTTCTCGGAATGTATCAAAATACAACACTGACTCCACTGAAATGGAGCGTGCAGGTGATACTATTTGGCGTCCACAACCATACATCGCGCAATCTTATGATGGTATGGATCAAACTGGTAACTTCGGCTCTTACACCCAGTTGGCGGTGCCTGCAAGCTTAGGTTTCAGCAAATCAGTACCTTGGGAACTTGATGCAAAAGAGATGCGTGATGCTTTACAAGAAAATCGTTTGTTTGATTCTGCTAAGCAGAAACTTGCTTCTGACATCAACATGGCGATTACAAATGTGGCGTCTAACCAAGGTACTTTGGTCGTAGCTCAATCCACTGCTGCTACTGGTTATGACGACGTTGCTCTAGCCGAGGCTATTATGAATGAGCAAGGTGTTGATGCAGATTCTCGTTACATGGGTGTCTCAACCCGTGATTATAACGGAATGGCAAGCAACTTAGGTAACCGTAACACTGTACAAGGTGTTGTTCAAACTGCGTATGAGCGAAGCTTTATCGCTCGTATAGCCAGCTTTGACATGTTCAAAATGGATTACGCTAACCGTTTAGCTGCTTCTACTGCAACAGGTGTTACTATCAACGGTGCTGGACAATACTACACCCCACAAGCTACTTCA